TAAGATGTTAAATCACTACTGGATTGATGGAAACGCATCTTATTCGTCTTCTGAAGAGCTTAGAGATAAATATAAACAATTATGCGGTTTAATGAAACAGCAGATAATATACGAGCCTATATTTGAGAATGATGCAGACAAAAGAAAAATATGGAATGTTATTAAAGATTTAGACATAACTCCACAAGGACGTGTTGCAATGATAGATGCTTTCAAAGGTAAGCATATTAAAACTAAAGTAGGTTCATGGGCAGATGCAACAAAAGATCAAGCTAAAATTGCTATTAGAGATTTAGATAAAGAAATGGTGGACGCTGGATGTCCACTGCAAATCGAAGAGGAATACGATGCCTACTTTGGATAGAAAAAAGATTAAACTTGCACTTGACACTGAGGTTAAACAAATAGCTAGAGAAAGAGATGGGTGTTGTTTAATGTGCGGTGCGAATCAATTCTTAACTGTTCATCATTTTATTAAAACAGTCGGATCTTCTTCTAAATATCAATTCGATATTAGAAACATGATAACCTTATGTGGATTGTGTCATTCAAAAGCCCACCATGATGAAACAAGATGGAAACCAGATCTATATAGCTTAGCTGTTAAGAATGGTATTTTATCAGAGGTTGAATTGTATGAGATTGAAACAGATCACAAATATAATAAAACAACAACGTTATCCCTACTTGAATTACTACAGAAAATAAGAAAAGTTAAAAAAGATCACAAAGGGTGTTGACATGGTATATTTTTTAGTATAGTATTGTATTTATAGTCAATGAGGACTTAATAAAAACAAGAGGTGCAGCATGAAATATATTATAACCCTTAAAGGAAATAAATGGTGGATTTTAAACAAGGTTGATGAATTCACACACTTTGGACCATTGTGTCTTGAGCAATACATACGTATATTTGAAAGTCGCGTAGAAGCTCAAAGTTACTTATTAGATAAATGCCTAGATGATGCTTGTGATGTTTCGTTTATGAAAAAAGTTGATAACTGTATTTATATCAACATGGGTATTGAAAGTATAGAACTAGCAAAAGAAAAAAGCGAAACGATAAATAAACCAGTTTAATACGCTGCTGCTATCTTTATGAATTACTTAGAGATTAAACCGGTCTTTGTGATGGCACATGGGTATTATGGAAGCATCAGGGGGTTCCTGTGTAAGTCTTCAAGAGAGAGAGAATGAGAAAACACTTAGATTTAATAAATCCTATTAAAACATATACAGTGAGACAATTGTCTGTGATAGTTGAACTTTCTGCTGACTTTCTTATTTATGGATACTCTCGACGTGGACTAATTATAAATAGAAAAGAACCTAGACATCTGTCTGAAATACTAGGAAAAGATTATATAGATTTTATAGAAGAGAAACAGCCACACCAAAAGGTAGCGTCTTACGGAAATTATGAATGCTGTTTTTGTAATAAAGTTGATTTCATAAAAGAAGGTAGCAGTTGTAAAAAGTGTAGCGATCTTCCTAATGAAGAATTTAATACAAAATGCAGGGAATTATCAAAAAGACAAAGTAGTACTTGACTTGGTATATTTTTTAGTATATTATTATAAATAAGTAATGAGGTATAAAATAAAAGGATATTAAAATGGATAAGATACAAGAGCTACAGGCTCCTTTAAAAATAGATGATATAGAACTTCGTGTTGGTAGTAATTCAGCAAAGAGTTTTACATTGTTACTTTATAAGACGGCTCGTACAGATATTAACCGATTAAATGAAGTGTTCGGTTCTAAATGGAAAAACAGACACTTTTATGATGATAAGAAATATCTATGCTGTGAAATAAGTGTATACGATGATGAAATAAAAGAATGGGTTACGCGTGTTGATGTTGGAACAGAATCAAACACTGAGAAAGAAAAAGGTTCTTATAGTGATAGTTTTAAGCGTGCTGGAACTCGCTTTGGAATTGGTGTAGAATTATATCAAGCTCCGACTATCCGTATTATGTGGGATATGGATGCAAATAAAAAACCAGTAAATTTCTTTTCTAGTAACTTATCTATTGATGAGTATTCTTTTGAGGATAATAAAATGAATGTAAAAATCAGTTATAAAGGAAAAGGTGTTATATTTGATAGTTCAAAATCATTTAAAAAAACTCAGCCTGATAAATTAAAGAAAGAAAAAAAAGTTATTGATAGTGAATTTAAAAGCACTATAAGTGAGTTTATTAAATCGTGTAATACTGAAGGTGATGTTCAGAAAGTATATGACGCGACAACAGCTAAATATGAGTTTTCACCTAATCAAGAAGATACATTATGGAATTTATTTCAATTACGTATTGATGAAATAAACATCAGTAAGGAAGAACCTGACGAGTTACCACATAGTTAAAGGAGATTGTAATGAAAATATGTGAATGCTGCGGACAAAAGATAGTCCAATATAAACACAACATAAACAAAACGTTAATATCTGGATTATTTAAACTTTATAAATACGGTCAACCATCCAGACTTGATAAACTTAAACTAACGAATACGGAGCATGCTAATTTTCAGAAGCTACGATATTTTAAACTAATTGTAAAGACAGATGATAAGCATAAGTGGAGTATCACAGAATTTGGAAAGGGATTTATTGAAGGTGTTTCAAATTGTCCTAAATTTGTTTTTACAGAAAACGGACGAACTATTAACTACTCTACGGAGTTAGTTCTATTAGCAGATGTTAAAGAATGTGCACAATACAAAATCGAGTGGCAAGAACAAGCTAGCTCCCAACCTAAACTTTTTTAAAAAGGTATATAATGACTAAACATAAAAATGAACTATTTAACGGTTTTCTTAAAAAGATTAAAGATCAAAAACTAACACGTAAACAGATCATGGAATTGTTTGGGATTAGAAGCTTGCGTACTTATTACAGCTACCGTAGTGGCCAGAATAATGAAACAAGACAACTTATAGTTATACTTAAAATCTATTTCGATAAACTAAAAACAGATGGATGGTTAGGATTGAAAAGCTATCTACAGAAACTTAAGATAATTAAATAAACAAAAGCCTCTTAACGGGGCTTTTTATTCACAACTCTTAAATATAGACAAAAATGAATTAGTACACTTACAATGTTCTTTTGCTGCTATCAGATCTTCTATAGTCTCAACGTGACCAACAACATCACAACATGTTTTACCTGTTGCGCATCCGTTTAGCACGAGCACGGTTAATAGCATCAATAATCTTTTGGTTACGTTGACTTTCACGTCTCGCCCTCCATCTCTCTATTAAAAGCATCGGCGATAATAATTTTACCGCCTTCATGATACTTTCTAAATCCATTATTTTGAAATCTTTTTAGTTGCTTTGATACGTCCATATACAGCTAAAGATCCACCAAAGATACCTACTAACGCAATAATATTGTTAATAATGAAACTTTGATCTTCTGCACTAATGTCATATCCAAGCATTCCAAGTACAAAGGCAACAACTGTAATAATCGCTCCCCAGATAGTCTTGGACTTATACCATTTCTCACTTTCTGTCATAATAGTTCTCCATTTATTAAGTTACTATTACTTTACTATAGATGTTTTAAATTAGATGTCAAATTGAAGTGGCCGGCATATGAGAGATAGCAATGAGGAAATCGGACATAAAAGGCGGAACAAGAAGAACAACCACCGGCCTATATATATTATACAGGTTTAAGAATTAAAGTCAAGTTAGAGCTTAAATAACCCCTTTACTGAAGCAACAAGTGACCCAACTCCGATAACTGTTATCAGAGCAAGCCCACCTTTTAATTTATCAATATCTGATTGATGATTTTTAAGTACAGGTTTCATTTCAGCGTGATCATTGGAATTGCTTTCAAGCTTTTCATCAATCACATCTAACCGTGCATCCTGTTTGTATAGGTGGTTTAATATCCTATCCAACTTACCATCAATCTTACTTGCTTCGCTCTTAGTCATTTTAACCTCATATCTTTAATACTTTTTTTATTTATAATTATTCTCTAAGCCACATGTCCACCTTCACACCATTTAGTATAATTCAATCCACTTGACGCTAATGAAAAAGTTCCTCCCATTGTACTTGGTTGAATACTTAACCATAGTTGATCTCCAAAAGCTCCTGGTCTTCTTGAAACCATCCTTGATACATCAATATCTGCAATAAAAGAAGAAATCTCTCCAGCAACTACGGCTCTACTAGTAGTTATAGAATCAGAATTTTCTATAGCTGCAGGTTCTGTTGTATAATAAGTATCGCCATCTTTTACCCATGCCCACCTAATAGTCCATGTTATTGTTTCTGTAGTAGACGGTCTTCCTGAAATTAAAAACTTAATTGGACTTGATGTGTCTAGATCATAAGGAAGATTACCAGCTATTCCACTTTTATCTGTTGTAGCAGTAAATTTATTATTTGTAAATCCAACACCTATATCTTCACTTACATAAAGTTTCTGAGTTTGCATATTTCCTTCAAATGGTCTTCCTACTGTAAAATTAAGAGGAAGTTGCCCGATAGGTCTTGCATTACCAAAATATTCAACCCAACCATCAGCATTTATTTCAAAACGATTTGTGTGTAATTTAAACTGTTCAAATATAGGAGCAGTATCAATATCACCGTTAATTCTAAATCTAACCCAATAATAATCAGTTTCTAAATTCATTGGGTCATTCTTTGTCCATGAATCAATTGCAAGATCACTATTGTATCTAATGTGATGTCCACCTGTATGTTCAAAGATATTATTAGCATATGGATAAAAACTTCCACTAGACTCAACTTCCATTACTTTTAATTCTGTCCAAGCTGATCCGTTCCAATATTCTGCAACAATACCACCAGTTCCGACAACTGCCGAAGTATTTACCTTTGATTTAATTCCAAAATGCTCTAAAACATCTGTAATATCAGAAAGTGAACTTGCAACATAAATAGCACTATCTTCTGTAACATCTGTAAATGTAAATGTAGATCCACTTGCACTTTTAGCTGATACTGATATATCTGTGAATTCACCTATGTCTGTTTCTGTATAAACTAACATTCCACGTGTGTAACTATCTCCACCACCTATTGCAGCCTCAGTTCCTTTTTCAGGAATACCAACATGTAATTCACCTAAAATATTTAGACCTTCATCATCTTCAGTAGTATCAAGGAGATATGCATAAAACTTTGCACCAGGAACAATATAACTTTTATCTATTTCAGTGAAACCATTACCTGATGTTATTGAATTTTGATTTAATACATTAAAATTAAATCTTTCACATCCACTTATAGTAGTAGCGAATAAAGCTAATTCAATTCCTGTTCCAGTATTATTTATTCTAAATCCATCATTTTGAGCATTAAATATTTGGATAACATCTAATCTAACTTGTGTATTACTTCCTTGTATAACTATACCATCATATAAACCAATCATTCTTGATCCATAACCAGATATTCTACATCCATCATCAGCTAGAATACCAGTTGTAACATTAGGACTAAATGCAATAATATTATTTAATGTTAAAATTGAAGTTACGCCACTACAGTCAATAAGTGTTGTTACTTTTGAATTAGCAACTACTTTTAAGAAATCTAATATTACATTTCCTGCTGATATACATATCCCACATACCGTTGTAGTTGTAGCAGGATTTATTGTATATATAGCACAGGTTAAAATATTAGTTAAAGCGTTTGCATTATTTATTAAAATACCATTTTCACAATCGGTTATAACACAATCTTGAATTAAAACTTCTCCTACTGTATCTTGAACGACTGCGTATTTATCTGTACCAGATACTCCAAACAATGATAGCCCTGTTAAAAAGAATAAATTCACACATAAAAACAAATGCTCATCAGCATTAGATGCAACAACACGTACTGTGTTTTGTCCACCAGATGATACAACACTTGTATATGATTTACCTTGAATTGGATTATCTTCATTATAAACACCGGGAGCAACACGTACAACATATCTATTTGTTTCTGACGCATCTTCAATCGAATCTAAAGCATCTTTGATTGAAGCAAAGTCACCACCGGATTCAGCAACGGTTAGTATATTTTCTGGTGTAGATACACTTTCTTTTATTGATACAACTCCTCCAATAACACTTACAACTAGATATGTTGTTCTAGAAAAAACAACACCTGAATCGTAATCAATTATTGTTACAATATCTCCAGCAGAAAATCTATCAGAAGCATCGTTAAAAAAATCTACAGATAATACATCGTCACCATTGTTGTTTTTATAAGTCCATTGTGACGGGCTGGATGCGCGTCGCGATTGGTTACCGACTGTTCCTAATTTATTTAAATTAAATGCCATATCTAATCCTTTCTTTTACGTTGTTTCTTTTTTGCCTCTATTCCACCGCCAAACCACCAATAGTATAGTTTACCACCAACTGGTACACGGTTCCATATACGAAGATCTTTTGCATTTGGCTTTTTCTTTTTAAAAGCATCTTTGCGAATATCATCAGCTATAACTAATGGAGCAATTGGTGGAATAAATGTTTTTATAACAGCTTCTTCAATTCCATTTCTTTTTGCATTATAAATCTGATATTTTGATAACGCCATTAGCTTCAACATATTATCAACAACCATGTCTTCTGGTTCTATATCTCGACCAAGTATAAAGTCCTTTAATAAATCTGATGTCATTCCCATTGCCATTAAAGCAGCACTTAAACGAACTAAGTTACCGATTGCTTTTGTTGGATTTTTAGGCATCTCTCTGATAATATCATTGTAATAGATATCTAATTGCTTCACAGTGTATGTTTTTAACATATAGAATATACGCCAGTTTCCACCAGTAAGATAGAACTCAGGCATTTCAGCACGTGATATTGGCTGAACATCAGATAGCTCACTAAAAAGCATATATTTAACATTATCTGAATTAACACGGTTTTTTAAGTCTTCTAGAACCTGTCCTGCATCTTCATCAAAAACAACATCAAGTGTATCTAGTAATTGTTTATCACCTTTATTGGCACGCTGTCTCATATCAGCAAGCTTAGCATTGATAGTTGTATTCTTACCAATTGTGTCCATGAAATCTAAACCAACAGCTTTAAATACTTTCTTGACTGCAGCAGATGTCTTGGTTGTATCTTCAAATTCTTGTGCAATATCTTCAATACCTAAATCTTCACGAGTAATTTCTTTCCGTGATACAAGACTTTTCATTGTGTTAAAAACACCACTCTTATACATAGAAAATGCTAGATCACCAATCTGTGTGATTGCAGATATAGGATTTCCCATAACTGTAATATACCCAATATTCTTAGTAGTGTTAACCCACCCAGAGGTTCCTTTTTGATTGAAACGTGCGCGGATAATTGCTTTTAATTCTTTTTCATCCATGAAGTCAAGTTGACCATTATCAATCATATCCTTGGCCATTGATCCAATACTTTCATCAAAGTTCTGTGTATCTAATCCCCAGAAACGTTTAGCTTCTACCATTTGATTTAGTGATCCGATATACCCAAGCATAGCCTGAACACTATCACGATAAAATCTATTCATCTCAGGTGTTACTTTTGCAACAGTACGACGTTGACGGAAATCCGCCTTTGCACGAGCTTCTTTCTGTGCTTCACGTGCATCAAATTTACTCATTGTATTATTAAGGAAATCAATCTGTTCTTCAGGTGTCATCAATCCTTCTGGATCAGCTTCTTTTAAAGAGCGTTCTAATCTAGTCCATTGTGTTGTTCCCTTCATAAAAGAAATCAATCCTTCTGGGTCCTCAACAGATCTTGGGAACCAGTTTTCTACTTCACCGAATTCAATTCCAACTTCTGCTGCACGTTGACGACCCTCACTGAATAATTTATCTACAGCTTCAAATTCAGTGACCATGTTATTCTTTTTTAAGAGACTGTCTCGTAGATCAATATCTCCATTCTTTAATGCAAGATCTAATGCAATAGCATCATTTTCTGAAAGTTTTGTATACTTTTTAATAAAAGGTTCCGCTTTCACCATCTCTTTGTTTTTACGCAGCCCAACATTAAACTCAAACTTACGCATTTGATGCATTAACTCAGGTGAGATACGTTTTAGTCTAGTAGAGATAGGCATAAATGTACGCTTAACCCAATTATCAGATCCCCTGATCTTCATACCATCACGTGCTAATAATTCTTTTGGTCCTACTTTTTCTTTTTCAAGATCAATAGCTGTTTGAATTTCTTCAGGAGTTACTTCATTTGTACCTGTGACGATCTGTTGTGCACCTGTTTTAATTAACTGGTCTATTTCAGATTGAGAGAAGCCTTCTTGTCTTAATTGTTCAGTAGCCGCATCAATAGATTGCTGTGTAGCCTCTACTTGTCCAGTAGGCGTTAACATGTCGTCGAAAAACGCGCGCGCATCATCACTCAATTTAATACGAAGTTCTTTAATATCTTTATATACAGCATCAAGCCATTCACGGAATTTTTCAAAAACAGATGTAAGTTGTGGGTTTGTTGTTTTGCCTTCTTTTAAGAACGCTTCAAATCCACGTGCAAACTTTTCTTGTAAATCAACTTCTTGTTTTGCAGATAAATCGTCTATAGATTTACCTTTATATCCAGCCCAGTCCATAACAGTTGTGAGTTCCTGTGGTGCAAAATCTTCATACATTGTTAAAAAGTAATGACCTAGTTCGTGTGCCACAGTAGAACGGTCTGCTGTCTCCATAACTTTAATTACATTTGTAAGACGGTTAAATGTTCCTCTATCACCTTGTTTGAAGATGTTGGGATTTTGTGGATCAAATGATCCACGATTATCAACTGATTTAATTTGAGTTGGTTCAAACACAACGTAATGAGCAGTTCCTGGTTCAATCTCCATATTAGGAAATTTTTCTTGAACTGTATTGTCAATAATACCATCATAACCCTGCTCTTCTAAAAATGATCTAAACACTTCTTTTCCAACAAGATTCCCTTCATTATCATCTATAAGAGATAAATCTTCATTTTCTGAAAACTTTTTATGAAGTTCTTCGACTGTCATTTCTTCAAATCCATTCTCAAAAACAGCAGACATAATAACATCAATATCAATTTCAGCCTCAGAATTACGTATAGCTTGAATAAAATCTTGTTGAACATCAAGATACTTTCCTTCTTGCGCCTCATTTTGAGCTTCTTCAAATTCTTCTTCACTCTCAAAATCTTTTTCTGATAATGTATCCTTGTCTACAAATAACCAAGTTTGATTTTTTCCACCAACGATTGCTGGATTTTTAATTGAAATAAAAACATCTAGCTTAGAAGAAGATTTAAATAATTCTTTTCTTGCTTTAATTTCAGCTTCTTCAAAAGCAATATCCTCTTCTTGCTCTATTTGCTCTGCTCGTCTAGAAATTTTAAGTTCAAAATCAGGTCCACCACCTTCATAATTAAAAGAAGCATCTTGTTCAGAAGTTGTGAAATATAATCCTGCACCTAAATCACTTTCTTTACTTGCTTTTGATTTGTCAAATTCTTCAAATAAACCAGAAGGTGTTCCGTGGTACATAACTAAAGGTTTATCTTGTTCATTGATTGCCTTGCTTTCTCCAAACCATTGTTTAAACGCAGGTGTTTCAGTTTTAATTATTCCTTCTTGACTATATTCCTGTCCTTTTGTAAATTCAGGTTGAGCTTGTAAAAATTCATCACTCTTAAAGAAATCTTTTTGTTCTTGAGTAAGCTCACCATCACCCTCTCTTTGCACTTGAAGTCTACGCAATGAAGCAACTTGACCACGGTTCAATCCTAATTTCTCAGCAAATCGTGTTGTAAAGTTTTCATACAAAGATGTGATAGCTTCTGCCTCTTCAGGATCACGGCCAGTCTTTTCAAGTTGAGTTCTTAATTCACCTTTGATTATTTCAAAATCAGATTCTGTTGCATCAAGTGATTGTTCAAACTGTTTACGCATATCTTCCGGGAACTTCTTAATCATTTCACGGAAATTACCTACAGCCTTTTCATAATCTTGTCCTTCAAGTGTTAAAAGACTTGTTTGATTCTCTAATGGCTTATTAACTATTTCATTTATATTCTCAGCATTGTATGATTTTTCTGCAATAGCTTTTGCGATTTCAGGATCAATACCAGCTTTAATAGCTTTCTTTTCTGCCACAGCTTGGATACCAGCTAATGGCGCACCAACAGCAAATCCAATTACACCGGCATATGCAATATCACGTACTGTACCGCTTATTGTCTTATCACGTCCACCAAGTCCCTGCATAATAAGTTCGCCTGCAGCTTCTTGCGATGCTTCCTGTACAGCTTCTGTAGTTGCACGTAATGCAATTTTCGCTAATGGTTTTGAAGCTTTTACACTTTCCATCCATAAGTGAAGACCAACAAATTCTAATGCACCTTCGGCCCCGCCAGCCAATGCGGATACGTCTCGTGCTTCTGCTGGAGATTTTCCATTTGCTATTGCTTCTTCATATGCGGATCCACGTGCAATTTCACCAAACATTGCTGCAGCGGCTGCGGGGTTCTTTGTAATATAAGATACGGCAACTGCTGTAGCTGCGGATCCAAATCCTGCCCCGATATCAAATAAGAAACCATCTTGTTCTTCTTTGCTTAATCCAGCATCATCTACGAATTTTCTATTATCAATAACTAATTGACGTTGCGTCGAAAGAGTTTCTTCATTAAACTTTTTAGAGTATTCTTCCATTGCTTTATATTCATTAAACTTATCGTCATCAATTTTACCCTGTGATTTCAAATTATCAATAATGGCAAATGCTTGTTGAGATTGAAATTGAACAGGTTCGACACGTCCTATCTTAGCCTTAGCGAATTCACCTGGCTTACTTGCAATCGATCCGACTAACCCACGTGCTATCTGATTTAGCCATGTAGGATCTGATGGGGATGTATCTAATTTATTCATACCGTAAAAATCAGAATACGGCATCTTGTTAACTTGTGTCTGTTCTGAAAATTCTGTCTGATCTTGATCAAACATAACAGGAGTAGCAAATACTTGCTTGCTTTTTCCATTAACGTTAACCTGCATACTTTCTACAGGTTTTGAAGTATTAGGATCAAAAGGTGTAACTGGCTGAGCAGTCTCTTTATCAAACATTATTTCTCCTTAACGTCTATAATTTTTCCATTCTTATTTCTTTGTACCCATGCTTTGTTTCCATTAGCATCTTGTTCCAATTGATATGCACCCATTCCAGCTTTTTTAGTAGCAGGTTTAACAGGTGGTGACAATCTAACATCAATCATCTCTGGTCCAGAGACATCACGGTTAATAGTACCTTCTTCAAATACCATCAATTCAGGGTTTTTCCATTCAGCACGTTTTCTAAACACATTATCAACGATAGTCTTTGAATCCTCTTCTGTCATCGTTTCAGGTGTTTTCTGTAAACGTTTCATTTCATTATAATATGCAGAATACATATCTGCTTTTTCTTGAGAGTTCTCACCTTGGCCACGTGCTTCGAGATCATTCTTTAATAACGTAATACCTTTTGTAAAGTTATTCTTTGGAATATCTGTTGTCCATAAACCCATAAACCTTGTTTCAAATTCAGCTTCGCCAAATGCATCGTCTTCTACACGTTTATTAAATGTTTCATTTCTTTCAAGCATTGGTTTTGCACCTTGTCCAGCTGTAAGCACTCCAGCGGCAACACGACTGTTAATAAAGTTACGGTATTCTAATTCATCCTCTAGTGTTGTTTCACTGAACGTACCGTCTTTTTCTTCCATTTGAAGTGTCATTCCTTTCAATTGATCCTGTGCTTGCACTTGTAGAATAGCAAGCTTTGCAGCATTGACCTTACCTTTCTTTCCGTTCTTCTTAGTATCCTTAATAACACTTTCCATATAGTTGATGTCACTTTCATATCGTGAACGACCAACAACTTGATCATAACTGTCATATTTAACTGTATTATCACGAATAATCCCAGCCTTTGCCTCACCAGTTCTATATTCGTTAAGCATTTCTTCCATTCCAGATATCTCTTGGTTATCAAATCTTTTTCTGTATCCATCTGAGAAAGTCATACGAGCATCTTCATTCATCTTGTTTTGCTGTGAAGCAGAAAACATAAATGTACCATCTCCCTTCTTACGTTGAGAGTTTTCATGTACTTCTTTAATATAATTAGAAGTTGCAAGTACAGTATTAGTTTGGCTCTCCATATCTTTGGTCTGGTTTGCCTGAATATCCGTCATTAGTCCATACATTTCATCATTAGATTGTAATGTAGATGTTTCAGCTTGAGTATCCTGTACACTCTGCCAATTCTTTTGAACTTTATCACCAAGTGTTGCAGCTTCAATCTCAAATAAAGTATTTGCTTTCTTTCTAACTGTCTCATCTTTGATGGATGACATTAAGGTTGTGCGTAATTCATTTATTTCTTTGTTAAATCCTGAAGGATTTGCTGGATTTTTCTGTTGAATTTTAGACATCCCTTGACGAGTTTTAGTCTTAAATACAGTATCGGTAGTCTCCATAGCTTGTGTTTCATATTGCTTAGCCTTGATTTCGTTTTCTTTACGAATTCCACTAACAATTCTATTGATATCACCTGTATCTTGCGGTTTAGCAATTGGTGATCCAGTTAATCTTCTTCTTTCTACCATTATATTCCCCCTGCAAATGCTTTAATACCTGTAGTCACAACATCAGTTCCTATCTTTGTTAATTGAGCTCTTTCAGCTACCTTTGCAAGTTTACCTTCGAACATCTTTGTAATAGCTTGTTGTTTACGCTCACGTCTAATAACTTTAGCATCTTCACCAAGCGCACGAGCAGATTCCTCTATCAATGCTTGAGGTGTTCCACCGCTTGTTGATATACCACGTGCACTAAATGCAGCAGTTGAGTTTGAAATATCTGCCAATAACTTATCGCGAAGTAATCCAACTTCTTCTTGTGCAGTTTGTTGAATTGATTTAACCTGTAGTCCAGCTACTTTTCTTTTAAACCTTAAATCATTAAAAGTAATAATATCTTCAAATAACTTATTGATCTTTGCCGTTGCTGAAATACCCTTACTCATTGATGCGGAACTTTCTGCCGCAGCGAATTCACCTGTTCCAGTTTCAGTTCCCAATAATTTTGCTAGTAAATTAAAATCAGCCATTAGACACCTCGTAACTTATTTCCATCTCAACTCCAAGTACAGTTAATGGAAGAGGTTTGTTCTGTGTTATAACAAAACTGTCTCTTTCCGTCCAATACCCAAGTCCTTTAAAAGTATAATCTTCAGTAGGACCCTTGTCAAGAATGCGTTCCTCGCCATTAACGACGACATTTTCTGTTTCATATAATCTGAGAGTTAACTCAGCAATTCTTTTTCGTTTAGAAATCATAGGTCCAGCTTGTGGAAGCTCAATAGGGTTTCCTTCAACTCTAACCTCATAGTCTAAACCAACCTCTAAAGAAGTTGTTGGCAATGTATCTAGTGTGATTTCTCCACCTGACACAACATAATCATTATTGTAATCGCCATCAATAATAGCACTGACGGTATCACCTTCTAAATGACCCAATCCTGTAACGGTTGTTGAAAAACCACTCGTCACTTCTTTCATACTATCTAATGTTGTTTCAACCTGCTTCTCTAACAATAAAGATCCATTACGCTCTACGATAAAGTAAACGCTATCAGGAAGAACACAGATTGATTTAAAATCACCCTTTGTTTCCCATAGAGTGTATCCGGTAACATTTTCAGATAGCAAAATACAAGCAACAGTCATGTCACCATCATCTTTAGCAATATATAAATAACTTGCCTGTTGGAATTTATTATTTAAATCCATTGACATATCTACAGGATCCTCAATTAAGTGAGAATTTAATAAACTTTCATTTGTTGTTGTGTATGCACGTTGAATATCATCGTAAACAAAGTTAATAACATTACGTCCAGTCTTTTCAATAAATAAAACAACCCCATCTACATCTACTGGCTCAGTATCATTCCAAGATCCATTCTGTGTAGATCTACGGATAGAGATGTTTGTTGGTGTGATAGGCTCATTGATATCTTGTTCAACAGCGTATTCTGCACCAGACGCAAAGATCTGAAGCGTACGTTGTGGGAATATGTTAATAATTGTATCTAAACGTGAACTTGAAAGATCAACATCAATAGCATCATTGTTATAACCAGTGCTTGGTAAGAAATTATAATACAAACCAATCTTTGATCCTAAGAAACCTAATCGACGGCTCTTCGTTCCACCAAACCACAATCTATTTTGATAGAATGCAACTGACCTTGGGTAACCACGTTCTTCACTCCATACAGGTTCATATGAATTAGTAATAGTCCAATCATTCTGAGTTATGGCCGCTGTACTGTAAAAAGGAATAACAACACTTGCTACAAACTTTGTATTACTTGTCTTCTCTAAGATCTTGGCACGACCTCCATTTCCTTCGACATACTGACCAACGGGATCGCCAGAAAACCCGACACTAAGTGTAAGATCAATAGTCCCCTCCAACGCGCTAGGCGTGATCGTGCCATTAGGTGTATCTTTCTGTTCAACTGTATTAAAGTTATAGAAAGGAATTCCGTCAAATTCGATGTCTTCAAACGTCCAACTAGTATCAGATATTCTAAATAATTTCTTAGGTTTCATATTTTCTTGTACAAAAATAGCTGTATCTGCAAACTGTGACGTTTTTACATCTGGTATATAACTAGATAATAAACCGGGCGCAGCAATAGAGAATATCAAAGCATCATCTTTGTATATATCAATGTTTTCATTGCTTAAAATCACTATGTAAGCGTTATCAGTTACTTGTACAAAAGGAATAGCTTCCACATTTGAAAGGCCTGCTATTTCTTCAAATACATTAAATTCTTTACATAGTAAACTGTACTCTCCGACATGTGCTACTTTCTTAAGCATACGTATATCTTCAAAATCAGTCATTGTGTTTATATTAACAAAGCCGTCTTCACGTGTGACTGTAATATCAGGTCCTATCTGAACAGGGCTTCCACCATCAGGTGTTCCTATTATGATAACTTCCATTGATGATTCTGTTACAGGCACACTGAGTTGTACATCATCTGAATAACCAGACCCACCATTTGTAATGGTAAATCCTGTAATAACCCCACTTGTAACAGTTGTTGTGATAACAGCATTTATTCCAGTTGAATCTGTGATAGTAACGATAGGAGGTGTTCCAGTATCATAACCTTGTCCACCATTGACAATTGTTACATCAGTAATAATACCGCCTGCAACAGTTGCTTCTAATAACCCATCTTCTGAGTTAATTGATAATCCTCTGATTGATATCTTTCTTGATTCTATATTTCCGGGGCCGAAGTCATAATTAAATGCTTCATTGTTTCCACCCCACGTGCTGAGTAAATTACTTACCCACACTGTGTCTTGGTCAAGGTCATTCAAATAAGATAAAGTTCCACCATTCAATCCTTGGATTGTTGGGTTATCTACAAACTGTGATTGAGCTGGAAGTGTTTCAATATACTTAGTACCAAGACGACGAGAAAAGCCCCCATAAGGAATACTAATAACATTCTTCATGTCACGTGCGCCAGAGTAATATAACTCTGCATCACTACGTGCTAATAATTTAGGATTTATTGCTCCCTTTGTAAAATTCTGCTGAACCTTTGATGTAGGCATTATCCAACTCCTTAAAGTCCATTTGAACGAGCAGCAAGGATTGGTGAATCCTGTATCACACGTGCGACATTCTGTTGTCCATTTACACGAGATGCTTCTCCGAGTTTACCTCCGTTACGATTACTACTTACAGGACCGTATGCATCTTGCTCAAGTCTATCTTTAAGAACTTGTTGGCCAGTTAAGTTGTAACAGATCTCTGCAGCTAGTGCGTAGATCATAAAATTAGTAAAAGATCCGTTCCAAACATCTACATCTGCATCAAATGTATATTTAATGTAGATTGTATCAACGTTTGCGTAAATCTTACCGTTTGAAAAATTAAATTTGTAATATGTACTTAAGTATGAACTATCCGAAAAGATTGCTTGTAAGTTTACAAGATCAGCGGGTAGATCAAATTCATATTGGTACTCATCGTCTGTAAGTGGAGTTGTGCTGACTACTTTTAGTCTTTTAGATGCAAAGTTCCAACGACGTAATTCTAATGATTTTAGTTTGAATGCAGGAAATAAAGCGTTAATTAAAACAGCTTCCCTACTTGTAGATGTATCATAATCAGAAACTGTCTGAGCACCAATAAGTGCTAATGATGCATTCTTTAACTCAGTTTCAGTCATAATAATTCTCCTTGAAATAAAAGAGAGGGGAAGTTACCCCTCCCTTAGTTTGTTTAAATCTCTACGGATTTATTAGGATAGTTACACTAGATGCGGCAACTACTGTCACCATGTAACGAACAACTGTGCTAGGTACTGCAGTTGTATAATTAACAACATCCAATATATCTCCAACAGTAAGTTTGTCCCAAACATCTCCGAAGAAGTCTGTGCCAGTTACTGTATCGCCTGCTAAGTTGTCATACGCCCAAACTTGTGGAGCTGATCCACGTTTAGACTGTCCACCGATAGGATTAAGTTTTGTTAATGTAAACGCCATTGCTCACTCCTTTAAGCTTCATATGTGTTAACGATAAAGACACCTTCATCGTCGATTACTTTTGCACCAGCAGAGAACATTCCGTTAACCAACCATGATGTCTTTTCAGCCACCCAGTCAATTTTAGTAGTCATGTCCATACCAATTGCAAGTCCCAATGCTTCTGAATGAAGAGCAAGACACTTACGTGAAGTAGTCACGATAGGTAATCCACCTTCAGTATTATCAGCCATAATATGGAATTGGAATCCCATATATGAATCAATAGATCCATTTACAAGTAAACGAATTGTATTGTAATCACCTGAAGTTGCTTCTTCATCCCCAAGTAAGCCTTCCAATGCAGCAGAGTTCACAATCATGTGACGATCTGATGATGGAACACCATTTTGGTTCATCAATTTTGAAGCACTACGTAGTTTTGCTACATTCAAAGATGAATCAGCAGCACCTACACTTACAGCAACTTCTGTTGAGTTAGCACCTGCAATAGCTGCATCGATAACGATTTGGTCCATTGCACGTCCGATAGCACCCGCAACAACTTTTACAAGTTCTGCACGATCATCGAAATTAACTTTTTGCTGGTTAAAGATATCTGTATATTCCGGAGCAGTATAGTCTTCTAGTATTGCAGTATTCTGTGTGTAGCCAACGTTCATTGGTGTAACATCAGATTGAGGAATACGTTTTTGGGCTAAGCCCTTCCCGATATAAGGGAAATTGTGTGTTGATCCCACGACACCGCGTTTTTCACGAGTAACACCAGCAAGGCGACGCATTGCTTGGTATGCTTGTTTAACATCAGCGTCAAATTGAGCGATAAACACATTACTAATTTGTGTTGCCATAATTTTGTCCTTTGTTTTAAGGTTTTTTTATTAAAATTTAAGTCGCTTTAAATAGAGCCGATTACTCGGGTTCAAAACATACAAAGGATGGTCCTTTGCATACCCACGTCTATCCGTGTGTCTTATGGGATTAGAGAATTCCAATTGAGCCATGTATTTATATTAGTATACTATTGTTGAACATGTCAAATATAAAAAATCCCCCGAACAAACGAGGGACTTTGATAATTACAATTTACGCCAATCGGTGAAATCTGTATTTGATTTTGCCATATTACAATCTTCACAGAGAATTTGTAAGTTTTGTGGGTTCAAAGAGTTATTAGGAAAGATACTTCTTGGCTTTATGTGATCAATATGTAAAGATTTATTTTCAGACGTTGTACCGCAACACTCGCACCTATTTTTACGACCTTTAAGAATACTGTATCTTAATTTTCTCCATTCAACAGAATTATAAAACTTACTCGATGGAAGATTACTAACTACTTTAAGATGACAAATTTCTCTTCCAAAGAATAAAGCTACAACATCCCAATCAGTATCAGAAATACTTTTTTTCTTTCCTTTTGATTTATTCATAGAACAATCTAATTTACGTTTTATTTTATTCATAGACTTCCTAAGAGCAACTTCTTCACTAAGAAGAGCTTGACCAAATATAACTTCAACAGACTTTTGATCAAGTTTACCTTTTAGATTAAAATATATACTCCTACATACAAAAGAAGAGAGTTTATTCTTTTCGAACTTTAAATTATACTTATTGATTATAGTTATACAAAACTCTCTTTCTGTATATTCTTTATATTCCATTCCATTTAATTTACAAATATTTTTTATTATATGTTTGTTTTTCATTTTAACTGTCCTTAAAAAAAGAGCCCTCACGGACAGGTGAAGGCATATTTATTGAAAAGTTCTGTCCAACTTATACAATAGTACTGTTTTAATTATAGTGAACAGCCTAAGAAAACTATAATTTAAACCTAATATTATTTAATTAAAAGTCAAATCAAAAAAGCAAACACATTTCTGCGCTTGCTTTCTTTTGAGAGTAAAAGGATACATGAATAAATCACATAAATCATTATACTGTATAATATTTAATACTGCAAGTCATTATCGTTTAAAGAAATGCGCAGGAAGTGTAGCTGCTCTACCAGACTTAACACGACGTTCCATCAGTCTTCCCTTTTCTTCTTCTGAATATGTAGACCAATTACGTCCAATTTCTTCATCAGATGGTAATGTACTATCAATATCACTGTTAATAGGTAGAGGTTTTTCCCCAGTCATCTCACGCATTTTATTCAATACGTTAATGTGTTTTGCACCCATATTTAAAATCTGATCATAGATCTGTGCATCTTCTTCTGAGAATGTGCCAAGTTGTACAGCGTGATCTTTAAATCTAACATTCGCTGTAATAATCTCTTGTGCATTTGAACCTAATTTTTGCATTTGATCTGATACAAACTTTTCTTCAGAAGCCTTTGCTTCTTCCGCTGTCATTGGAGCTTTGATAAATCCTTCTTCAGATAAGTCATTCAACATTCCTTTAACAAATCCGTTAAACTGCTCTTGAGACATTCCGTTTTTAAAAGCTGATTTCTTCATGATATTCTTTTGGCCATCATCCATAGCTTCCCAAATATCAGTAGAGTTTCCTTCTCCTTCAAAAGCATATGATGCTTCATTCTCTGGAACATTAACACCTTTTGATAATTTCTTACGTAGATCACGACCAATCTTGTCTAACTTGCCAATTTCCTTCACCGCTTCATCAAGATATAGCATTCCATTTTCATTATCCCAAAGATGCTCAAACTTTCCTTCTAACTGTTCTGGAAGTTCAATAGATGGTGAAAGTGTAGTATCTTCACCTTTTTTAACAGATGCGTCTACTAATTCATCTTTTGTTTTTTCTACTGGCTTAGCTGCTTCTGCTAAACTTGCTGCTGTTATAACTGGAGCAGCTTCTGGAGTTGTTTCTGGTGCTGTTTTAGTTTGTTCTGGCTGTGTTAGTTCTGTCATCTTTCTTTCTCCTTTGAGTTTCTGACTGTTTAATTCGGCGCAGTATGTCTCTGACAACACTCACCTGCCCGCCACGCATATATGTGTAGAGCACCCCGTCCTGTCCCATTTCTGGATAATGAGAACGTGGATTTTCATATTTCTCAACTAAAAATTCGAGAACTTTCTTACCTTGACTTGTATTGAATGCTGCCCAAATATAATCGTTAAGGATAATCATATCTTTAACTTGCTTCTCATTAGGCTTTGCTTCTTCTGTACCAAGATTATCTATTGGCCAATCAAGTGGGTTGTTATTTTTTTGATTCATTTTCAACTACCTTTCCTGCTGTTCCGATTGCTGCTTCATTTGCTGCTGCACGTTCTTGTGCTGCCACGGCTTCTGCTTTAAAAGAAGTACGTTCTTTTTCATCACGTACAAACTTAGCAGGAACTCCTAACTGACGAGCAAAATCTTCACTTAACTCTTCCATCTTAAGAACAGTGCCGGCGGTACCTGCAGCCCCTAGTAACTCTACCGCACGCACTCCACCTTGCAAGTCTTCTGCATGTTGTTGTCGAGCTAATGGGCTCAGAATATCAATCTTCACAAAGAATTCATCAAAGTCTTCAATGTCAATAGCAGCTGGGATAAGTTGTTGATCATTCAATACACTAACACAACGAATAATAATAGGACGGATCCATTCAGACATAATACGACCAAATGATCCACCTGTATCAATTTGTTGTTGTTGTATACGTTCTGCAATTTCTGTTGCACTACGTACAGGTCCAGCATCTGAAGGAAGCTGATCATCTAACATTTGTTTCTTGATAGATAATGTAAGCTGTTCTGTTTTGAATTGTTCTAATGGAACATCTCCACCAGCTGGTAAAGGCATAATACTTGGGCCATTTGGTCCAGCATTACGTTCTACAATATTTAGCGCAGCAGGTTGAAGTAAGAATTTATCTGGATCCAACACACTGTCATCTGCAACTGTATAAGGAGGGAATACTTTCAATGCAAATGCACGAATAGAATATTCTGATACTTTATTAAGCATTTTCAAATCAGCAAGTGCAAATACACCCGGTCCACGGCCATATACTTCTTCAGGCATTTTATCCCAACGTAGTACAACCCATGGATTAGTTTTGTATTCACGTTTAACAATGATAGTCTTTTCACCTTCTAGCATTACACAGTATTTCCAGTTATTATCTTCTGGGCAATAGTATGTGCATTCAATAAGGCCCAACTTTGTTGTTTCTTCATCTCTTTTTATCTTAGGAATATTTTGAGCATCCGGCCATTGTTGTTCAATTAACTCTTGTTCTAATTGGTAATTACGGTAAACTCCACCAACTTCACCAAAAGCACCTCTTTCTAATGCTAATTGAGCAGTAGGTACAGCTGTAAAGTTAAGAGGTTTACGTTTATCTCCTGCCATAATTAACATAGCACATGTTCCGGCTACTAAGTCATGGTACGATTCTGCTACCGCTTGATCAAAGTTTGATGTGTGAATGTATGAAAAAAGGATTTCAGTCAATGAATCTAATTTAGTCTGTGCATCATCACGTTCATCTTTTGGAATTGCAGGACCTGCCGTTAACCCTGCCCAACGTTTAAAAGGAGGTGTAACGCTTGAGATTAACCGATTAACAAATGAATTAGCTGCTGTAATACCAACTGAGGTATACACGCCATCCATTCTATCCTGACCTTTATTAGTTGTTTCCCATAGATTTCTATTAGGCATACACACTTTGTAAACGTCTTGATAAATATCACGCCATTGTTCTAGCGTTCCCTTTGCTTTATTGTATCGTTTTAAGATATCATCTGCTGATCTAAAAGCCATTACTTACTCCGTTGGTTTTGGATTTTTAACTTTAATTGCTTTCTGACGAGAAATAAAATCATCTATTCCATTTTCCACAATGTATTCTAACTGTTCTGGTACAGTTCCGTATTCTTCTATACGTTTCTCTTTATATGTTTTCTCAGGAATAGGAAAACGTTCCGCATACTCAGCATCTGTTAATTTTTCTAATCCATTCTCTGTTCTTACGTATTTCATTATCCTGTCCTTTCGTCTATAAATCCTAGTGTCCATATTCTATAAGTATCAGCATTAGATGCGCTTTCTCTTATTTGAATAGTAGCTGATGTGTCTACATATATGTACCCGTTACCATATGAAGAAGAAACAGATTGAGATGCTCTACATAACTCCCATTCATCGCCACCTAGCTTGTCTTTAATAACCATATCAATAGTTGTTGCAGCCGATTCAGCAATCAACCCTAATATATGCGCTTTAAAACTTATCCCAGTTGGGACGCTTAAAACTAAATCTGAAAAAGTCTCATTAGGACTTGCATCTTGATCTAGAGTTTTAGTTGAATAGATAAATTCTAGTCCTCCACCAGATAATTCGTATGAATTAAATCCAAGAATATTAGAACTCGCATCTGTCATAACAGATCCAACACGCTTTGCTTCAGGAATAAGTCCGAAATATGTAATAACATCTGCGCCTGTAACAAGGACCGATCCGTCAATATTTACATCAAATCCTGAATCTATTAAACCACTAACAGGATCAAATATCTCAAATAAGTGGTAAGTCGTGTTAGCTGAAAGTGTAAGGCCTTCAGCAAGTCCACCTGCGTCATCCCCATCAGACCAGCTTGCGTCTATCTGTTTTGTTAAATCAGTCACCTGGATTACATCGTAAGAGTTATCATTATCTCTCATAACACCAGTGCCAAAACTAATATCATGATCAAGATCTGTTGCATCATTACTTGGAACAAAACCTGAGATATAATTTAGTGGTAAGCCGATATAGCTTTCAATAGCAGCTTTAACTCCAGCAGAAGTTGTTGCTCTTTCTGTATCTGTTCCAGTAACTGTTTCTGGAACAGTTGCAGTTTCAATTAAACCTTTACGAGTTACGCTAGATGTTAATGAGGCTAAACTTACAGGTGTTACAGCCTTGTCTGCTGCTGTACCAGTTTGTGTTTCCGTAGGTGTTGATGTTTCAATTTGACCAACTACTGTAGTAGATGCTGGTACTTTAGGGTGTTGATGATCACTGCGAGAAAGAGTATCCGCTGCGCCCTGAGAGGCACTGTCGGCATCTCCCAACGGGTCAGATGATGTATAAGCTTTGTTATACGCTGTACTTTTCGCTGAAGATACTAAGTTCTTACTCGCATCTGTTTCAACAATTTGACTTGCTGTTAGTGTATCAATGTTTGCTGTTCCAATAATATTAGCGTCACCGCCTACTGTTAAATCTCCAGATCCTGTACTAACATCTGTTCCATCAGGTGATGGTGAAATTGTTCCAGCTCCATCATCTACCCATGGTGTTGTACCTAATCCAAGTACAGTTTCAACAGATCCACCTGTAGGAACTACTGTAATGCGTAGCATGTAATCAGGTCTTTCCCCCGCACCAACTGCAGTTGAAAAAATCCAAATCTGATCATTTGGACGTACTTTACCTTTTAATTGATCAAAATATCCTGCTGCAAGGACTGTTGCTTGAGCATCAGATGTTTTATAATTCATAACTTGAAATGAGTTTCCACGACGAGATTGAGCAGCAAATGATGAGAAGGTTTCAAATGTAAACATTATGACTGTCCCCCTAGTTTAGTTAACAACTGTCTATCAGATGGACTTTTCAATGAACGATCACCCATTAAAGATCCAGTAAATGATTCTCTTATACGTTTTGATCTTAGCTTGTTTTCTGTATCAATAGCAGCTTGACGTTCTTTTTGAAGTTTACGTGTTTCTATATCGAAACCTTTTTGTGCTCTTTTCTTACGACGCTCTGCTGTTACAGTTGTTGATGCTCCACCGGTTAACATACCAAATGCAACATCCCTTACAGGACGACCAAAGTCTTCAAGTGCTTTAACGCCCTTCTTTGTTTGATCTTCTAATTCTTTTAGATTTAAGTCTTCTTGGATATCGGACATGATATACCTCCATTTTTAAGCAATTTCTTACGGAAATGCTCGGGAGTGAATATTATTCCCTTAATGCCAAGCATCTTCTTTCGTATACTTATGCAATTGTAAAACATAACTCTTGGAGGTGTCAAGATGTCTTTTATCTCGTACCCATGTTGGATTGATTATCAGTATAATATCTTTTCTAAACCAGAATAGATACATTACATGTGTTGACTTTTTCTTCTTTCCTAAGAAACATACATTTACTAACATTATTTCTCCTTTACCATGTGAAATCTGTTTTTGCTGTTGTTGGATTGCTTTTTCTTCTGTTATGAACAGGCTTTGCTACCTGTGTTGTCATCGCTAGCGCATCAATAACATCAATATACTGTGACTTTATAGCATCTTTAGTCACTCCTGCAAGCTCTGATTTAACCTCTGACATCCAAGGAGCACTTGGTGACTTAGGGAAAAAGATAGAATGAGCTTTAAATCGTGGTTGTAATATCTTAATACGGTCTAACTTTGATCCAACCTTTGCATGTTCTAACGGAACTATGTTGAAGAATATATTTCTCTTCTTCTGTTCTTGCATGATAAAAGGTTTTAATACTTGTTCAAAGATCCCTTTCTCAATATAGAACGTTGTTAGATTATATTCAACTACTGTATTAAATATGTAATCAACGAGTATAGCAGAGTCCCATCTACCAAACTTAGCATCTAACAGGTACCAATTATTCTTATGATCAACACCAGTAACTGTAATGGCTCTTAAACAACTATCAGGTCTAGTAGATGATGCTGGATCAAGACACGCATAAATATTAGTATCATTGATCAATCCACGTCTATGGTCCCAATCATAATAAACATAATCTTCTTCTTTAAATACCCTTCCTTCTTCTGATACAGACTGACACATTTTCTCTGCATACCAAATATCTAACTTACCAAGTGATGCAAAATTAGCTTTTTCTTTCTCAATATCAGCTATTGTATCCTTTGCTGGCCACGTAGGTTTTCCATTTTCCATAACAGGAACACGTATACCTTTAAAGTTTAATTCATCACAGTTGTTTAGTACTCGTTCTATTATACATCTTTCTCCTAGATTGTTACCAATTAAGAATATACGTGACTTCTTACCTAAGAATAATACATCTGATAAGAACCAATCCCAATCTGTTTCAACAACAGTCTCAGATCTAGCATCTTCTTTATCTTGGATATCATCTGCTATGATAATCTTTGGCCGACGATCATTATTAGATAACCCACGGATTGCTGATCCTTTACCATAAGCTTCTATGCGTACGTTGATTACTTCTCCATCCTCATTCCTCACATCAACAGAGAATGCATTCATTGATTTCTCATGTATTTTAACAAGGTTATGTGATACGAGAGGGTTTGTTTCATACTCGTTAATAATTTCTTTAAGTTTAGATGATGCTGTACGTTGATTACCTTTAAGTAATACTATGTAATCGTTTTGACGTTTTGGATATGATAAACAATATAAAGGAAACGCACGTAATGCATAGGATGATTTACCGCTTTCACGGAACATCTCAATAGCAACGTGTTTCTTTTCTTCAAGTAGTAGATTGGAAAGAGTGTAATGAAAATCAGCAGGATCAAGTTCATCTGCTTCATCTTGGACTAAACAAACATACCTGTAATCAACCAGGCTTTTTCTTATCGCTTCCAATGTTTCGTTGTTGAACATTATTTGCTCTCCCTTTTGCCTTCTCTATAAACAAACTATGTGAATGATGCACTTCTCCGCCTATCTCCTGTTTATCAGGTGGTGATATGATACGTGTTACATCAATAAGTTCTTTTAGTGTACCATCATCAACCTTCTTGTCAATCTGTGTCATAGCTTTATCGAATGTACCAAGGCTTGTAAGTTGTTGGAACAGCATATCAGCAAGATCTTTGCGTGTTTTTGCCTTAGCCCACCCTGCTTTCTTAGCTTCTGGTGATGGTTGATCTTTGGGTGTGAACGGTGTTCCCACAGGCATTCCATCTTTCCGCGTTTTACCCGCGTTTTTGTTCACGGTTTGTTCATGGTCTTTTTTAGTCATATCTTACTCCTGTGTGATATTAAAAATCACCGCCTTCTTTAATTGTGTTAAACAATTCACTCTTACGTTTCTTCTTATCAATGATGCTTTGTTTTACGTCACATCCATTATTTACTAGCCTGTCTATTTCTAACCCTAGAAGTCTGTATATTGTTTTCTTTCTGTCATCGTAGAGATCTTTATCCATACCAATCTCAAATACAGCACATAACGTCTTTCCAATATCATTATGTTTTTCTTTTACAGTTATCCCAATCGTCTTTTTATCATTCATTACTTAACCTCTATTTGTTGTATCAGTTAATGTTATTCTAACCTCAATCTTATCATCCATTATTTATTCCTTTAACAGTTCTGAGTTTTCATGTATGTTTCCGATTACTAACATTCTGTTTAAAATTTTAAATAGCGGAAAATTAACTGGGCCATCATCAGTCAAAGCACTCAATTTATAAGTAAGCTCAGATTTAGAATACCTCACTGTATAAGCTGGGCTTGTCAATACATCATTTTGAAGCAAATCTCCTTCATAAATAAGCTTTCCATCAGGATAATCCTCTGTTCTAGTACTATCCCTTAATCCTGTGCATTGTTCTATGATGAAATTATTAGTATAAAAAGACTCAAAATCGCCCTTTTTATCATTCCATTTACCCCTTTCCTTATTTAATTCATTTATATTAGTCATTATCATAAGCTGTTCATTTGCCCACCATTCATCACGCTCATCAAGCCAATTACTAGAATAATCTTCCCCTATATAAAGTTTTCTTTTAGTATTCCACGCTCTAAATTTAAATCTTGAACTATCCATTACTTATCCTTTTTATTATTGAAATAATTATCGCGTGTTATTTTACCTTTAGAAATATCCCAATACATATTCAAGACCTTTCCGCATTTTATGCAAAAATAATCTCTCGAGTCTACAATGTTATGATTTTTTGATGATTGTTCTGTTTTCCACACATGCCTACAAAATAATCTCTTAATCCATTTCATTACTTATCCTTTTAGTTTGGTAGAAAATGTCTTTGGGATCCACTCCCTACCATAGTTAACGTCTAATACTCCATATAAGATACCAGAATAATAATATCAAAGCTGACCAATATATTATCTGTTCTTCCTGTGTCATCTATTCCTCTATTATTGTTACTTGTTCGTCTAAGTTAGTTAGGATTTGATAGACAGGCACTCCTGATTTACATCCTCTTTTATCAATATGATCGTATGAACCATCTTTATTCATTATGTAATCATAACTTTCATTAGGAACTTTGAATTTTAAAATACCTTTTTTTAAAGCTTCTTCCTTCGTCATATCTACCCCTTTACCAAATAATAATCGTAATTCCCAAGATTATTACTTTCTCTTTGTACTTTGTATTGTGACTGCTTAGATGGAATAAGATCTTTCTCATCAGTATAATCAAGGATAGCAGCTTTCAACTCTCTAAACATGTAATATAACTCACGTGATGTTTTTAGCTTTTTCTTCCAATCATCACGAAGAACTAATAATCGTTCACCTTTTTTAAGATACTTGATTTTTCTTATATTCATTTTATTCCTTTAATATTTAGTAATGATATCAGCTAATATTTCACCATGAATCTTATCTGTACGATTATATATTTTAAAAAGTTTATTACTCTTATCAGTTACGTGTAGTTTATCACCACGTTTCTTTGCAGTGTATCCTAGGTCATTGATCAGTTTAAAAACCTTTGTGTAATTTACAGTTTTCAAAGTGGAGGCAATTAGTTTCCGTTTAATGGAATGTAGCATTAGTCTTCTCCTTATTTTTCTTTAGGTTCTTTTGGATTTCTTTTAAATATTTATCAATATCAAAGTCTGCAGGATAAACGTTATACACGCCTGTTGTAACTATATACCCCATCGCATTTTTAGGAAGTTTTCTCGGCCTTTTGGCTTTGTAGCCATGTGCATAATATTCAATCTTTGCAATACAAAGGAACTGCGCTGCTTTTGCACACATAGGCCCTTCCGCTTCCATACCTTCAAAATCTTCATTGTGGTAATTGAATGAGTATCCAACATGATTAACTCCTTTTTTAACTCGCTCAAAATGTTTGAGTAAAACAATATCCCCATTTGAAGCTAAGTATTTTTTATCTAAGTTCATATTATACCTTTATTTTAAGTGATCACAACCAAAATGGTTTAATAAAGCATTGTATACCTCTTCAAAGACACTTATATCACCGTGAAGAAATTTATCAATAATGTCTTCAGAAATACTAATTTCCTCTGAGAGTTTCTGAATAGTTAGTCCGAAAGGTATCACGATCCATCTCATTACTTTTTCGCCAATACTCATTTCGTCCTCCATTGCTTTATTTTAATCATACTAATAAATATATCTAAAGTCAATAGATAAAATCTATTATTTTGGGGGTTGACTTGGTATATTTTTTAGTATACAATGAGTTTTATCAAGATTGATTAACTTTATAAAAGGAGAGTGTTATGAATAAATTTTGGATCTGTATGATTTTGGTATTAACAGCTATCATACTTGTAGGTATGTCTGGCGGAGGATGTGTAGATAATCTTATAGGACAAGGATTTAGTAAGGATACAGCATATCATATGTGTCGTCCTTAATTCTTGTTGACTTTTAGTATTAACAATCATACTGTTACGTTTAGCGCGAAGGCTAATTAAAAAAACGAGGAGGCGAGATGATTAAGAAACATTTCTCAAAACATTATAAGCGTATGGAAGAGGATCTAAAGCAATTTAGAGACTTTACACCTGCTATGCTTAAAATTGTATCGATCAATCTTCAAAAGCTTGAAGAAGATGTTTTAATGGTAATCAACGAGGGGGAACGAGGAAATGGAATGGATCAAAATACCAATAGATAGTATTCTTCTATCTGAATTCAAAAATAGTGAATTATTAGCATTGATTAAATATCAGGCTATACATTGCCAACTAGAAACTGAACCAACAAAAGCACAACTTTGTCGTATTTTAAATCAAAAAGAGATGAAGTTTGTATCGAGTTACTCTGGAGTTACTCACGAGTTGATTCAAAATCAGATTAAAAAAGTAAAACATAAACGTAATAATGATAAGTTGAATTATACTAAAAAACAAGGTGTTGTGAATAATTCAGCGCGCGAACAGAGTGCGGACAGCGCGCTTTCCGTATCAACAGAAGAGATAAGAAGAGATGAGAAGAGAATAGATAAGAAAAAAGATAAAACAGAAAAGTTTATTTTATCTTGTGATGCTCTTTATCAAGAGCCTTTACGTATTTGGTTAAAATATAGATCTGATTTAAAAAAAGAAGAACAGTGGTTGTTTCAATACAAGCAACTTCAAAAGCTTTCTAAACCTATGGATAGTGTTATTCAAAGCAGAGGTAATGGTTGGAAGGGTTTATTTGAAAGAAAGGAAGTTAAGCAAGATAGTGATAAACGTATAAACTGGGACGAAGTCCTAAAGGATGATTAAAATGAACAATGATAAAATAAAACAATTATTCGAAAGCATTAAAGATATGTGGGGTGGCTATCCATTTAAAGATGATACTGATCCTAAAAAAATACATAAACTTTGGAACGATTCATTTGATGGTTACACATTAGCAAAACTTGAAGATGCACTTGATAATCTATACACTTGGAAAGGATTAAAGACACCACCTACAATACGTCAAATTAAAGCAGTTCTTAAAAAACAAGATGAAATTATCCTTGAAAAAAAGAACTCTGTACCTGCTGAATTAACAAAACAGTACAAAGAAGCTAAGAAATGGTATGACCTAAAAGTAGCTCAAACATCTTGGTGGCATGAACAAGGTTATGTTTTTTGGTACCAAGATTTATCATACGCTTACCAAGAAGCTGTAAAAGAGGATATGAAATTAAATACAGAAAAATACAATAATTACTCACATAACGGACAAAAGAAGTTATCTAATGAGATTAGATTAGCTCTATTTATCCAAAACAAAGACTATGAGGGGTTGTTCTTTAAGTTTCTGCCCAAGGATAAGGATAAAAAAGAACTATATACTCATGATAGCTTAAAAAACGTTATCAAAAACTCATTAAAAAAGATAGACACTAGGAAAGATGACTATGTTCCAGATTTTTAAACAAGAAGTTGACTTGGTATATTTTTTAGTATATAGTATATCTTATAGTAATGAGTTAATAAAAGAGGAAGTTATGAATAGTAACAAAAATTTATTAGTTAAATGCAATTGTGTAATCGAATGGTTTTTCGTAATAGCACTTATGTTGTGTTTGTGTAACATTTTAACATGGTTGGTAATATTACCTGCTGCGATATTAACTGCATCATCAAATTGGTTGATAGATGATATTGAATTCAATAAAGAACAACGATTTAAAGAATAGAGGGCGGTAGTATGAAGCAAATTGAAAGAGTTCAAGTTGAAAATGATGTAGATGATATGTTTTTCCAGTTTAAGATTTATATTGAATCGTTACAAAGAGGGAAAACGGTATCAGCACGAAGTTTTACTGAACAGGTTTTAATGATTACTGAAAGATATTTTAATGAAGAAAATAAAAACCTCAAACAAGCATTAGATATTGCTGTGGAAAAGTTTAGCAATCTAACGAAATGGAATAGTGGTGAGCTTAAAATGATAGCTGATTATGCTAAGGAAACACTAAACAAGATCAAAGAACTAACAGGAGATAAGGAGTAAGCAAGATGTGGAACTCACAAGAATACTATGATAAATGGAAGAATAAAGATTGGATTGAAATTTCTGATGAAATTATAAAATTAAGTAAGGTTATAAATATAATGGGTGAAAAATCTATATATAAAGAAAAGTCTAAAATCTTGTGGGAAATATATAAAAATAAAGGATAATGAATAGTAATAAACAAAAGGAAATGAGATGAAAGTAAGCGATAAAAGAAAATTTCTTAAGATGACACAAAAAGAATTAGCTGAAAAATGTGGATTATCACCTCAGTATATCAATGATATTGAAAAAGAGCGTCGTAACTGCCCTGATATTGTTTACAGTGTGTTAGGAATTATACGCTTGTCTGCTGAATATATTGAAGCAATGAATGGTGTTTTGAGTGATGAGAAGTGGAGACGTGAGAGTTGGGTTAGTTACGCAAGTATAACCTCAGACGGTGAGTATGTTTTAATCTCAGCTAAAAATGGTGATAAAATTATACAGCAGATTCATGTGGATAACATGACAGCAACGGACTGGGTAAAGGTGGATTAAAAAAGAATTTAACTATTATTAAAACTATTATTCTATGAAAAGAAAAACTAAAAAAAGATGTAAGAAGTCATCAATTAAATGTTGGGGCTGTTCCAGTTTTACTCAAAAAGTAAACGGATGGAAATTAAGAAGTGGTATATGCTCTAATAACGGATCTTTGTATATCTTTAAAAAAGCTAAACTTTAAACTAAATTTATATGAATAACTGTAAAAAAGAAGTTAACAAATGCTTATCTTGCAAGAACTTTGCTAGATATGTTAGTGGGTTTATATTTTATTCAGGCTGGTGTTGTTCAAAAGGTGAGTTTTATTATTTTCTTAAAGTCACCAAAGACAAAAAACATGTTATTACAATACATAAAAAAGGTTTATCTGTATATTGTATAATAAAGGATAAACTTATGTCTGGTACTGTATTAAAAAGCGATAAAAGCACAACAACTATTCGTACTACACAAGGGAATAAAGAGATTTATCCAACGGTAATAGTATTTGGCAACAAAGACGATGCTATAGATAATTATAGCAAGTAGTAATATAAAGCAGGGGTGAAATTCCTCTGCACAGAACTAAAAGGAAATAATTATGATAAAAAAAGATAAAAAGACAGAAGTAAAAAAAGAACTAGACCCAATTGAATACTTTAATAAGGTTAAATCACGCAAGAAGGTAACCTCAAATAAGTATCTTAAGAAGCTTTATAAAAATACAGAGATCCTTTTGAAAAAAGCTCACGCAATGGGACAGGATACTGCAATGGAAAAGCTTTTATTTACACTTGATGTTGTTGAAAAAGAACAAAAATTGCTTGACATGGGATTCAATACATTTGTTTATCGTGATGATATTGATGATTTTATTGATAATGTTGCAAATAAATCTGTAAAGACTATTGAGTTAAAAAAATATCCTCGTGAGATTCCAGATGACATCGCTGATAAAGTTGTAAAACTTAAAAAGGAAAAGATATTTGATGAATTTTGTGTTGTATTCACAGATTATACAGATGAAGTCGGAAAACAAGTTAAAGAGGCTAATAAAAGAAAAGATCCTATTTTGTTTGGATTGTTTTTAAAAGAAAGTAATGTACATGATCGTTTTTATTATATCGCTGACTGGGAAGATGAATATTGTGATCTAACACTTGCAAAAATGGTCTCTAAAATGTCAGAAAAAGGTAAGGATATCAAAAGCAACGTAGGTCTTCCAGATATAGAAATTGACGATATTAGAGAGTATGTATCATCTTTAGATCTAAATAGAAGGATCCGACCTAACTTTAATAAACCATTTTTTAAGAGAGTTAAGACTTGGTTGGTTGGGTGATATGGCTGATTCTGATAT